GCCGTTGAGGACGGACTTCTCGTCGAGAACAGTGAGGCCTGTGGGCACAACGTTGCGATTGATCTTGACGAAGCGAGCCTCGAGCTCCTCGAAGAAGTCGTGACCCGACGTGTGAGGGATGCCGATAGCCGCAGCGTTCTTCATCAGGCCGACAACGGACTCGAACTTCTCGTCGTCGATGAGACTCACGGCCTGCTCGAGAGCGTTGCGCATCGCCTGACGCTTGCAGAAGTCGAGCGACTTGTCCTTGACGAACTCAACGTCATTGATGTTCGGATTAGACTTGACCTGCGTCAGGTAGTTGATGATCTGATCCCGCAGGATGATATCGTTGCCCTCCGCGAGGTCATCCTTGATGATCGTGACGATCGTGCTGAAGCCCGGAAAGCACTTGTACTTCGCGTAGTAGGCGAAGTAGATCTCACAGAGGTACTCGAGATACTTGACGTCGAAGAAGTCGGGCTTCATGACCTCGTGCATCTGAGTGGCATACTCCTTATCGTAGAGCAGGCCCTGTAGGACTCGCTCTTGAAAGACCTTGCCGTAGTGCGAGAAAGAACCTGCGCCTTGAACGAACCCGTGGCGGGTCGGCGCATATTCGTGCTGCACTTCTTCAGTCTGCTGCATACTCAATCCTTTGTGTCACTGCCGCGAATAGTGAATCAACATCGAAATTATTCAAGCCCTCGGTAATCATGAAGCGATACGCCTTGATCTTGTTGGCCTTACCGATGGTGTGTTCAGCATCATAAGCGTCGTCAATTTGCTTTACGATATTTCCGGGAAGAGTGCCGGCATCGAGAGACACCAACCGAAGGTTTTTTCGGATCAGATCACGGGATTCGAGAATGTGAGTCACCATTTTCGGCGTGCGTTTCGATTCGATTGCGCGGCAGGCAGCCATCACGTCGTCCAGATCGGCCACAGTCGTCGTGGAAAGAAAGGGAAAGCGCTTGGCAAGGGTTTTGAATCCGACGCCCTTCACGCCGATCACGTTGTCTCCGACATCTCCCACGATGGCTTTTGCTAGGCAGAAGTTTTCTGGCGAAACGTGAAACTCAGCTAGACACCCGGCTCGGTCAATGAGCTTGCGTCGGCCGGGGGACCAGATGGAAAGCCTGTCACCAAGAAGCTGGTAATAGTCCCGATCAGACGATGCGATGATCACCTCGCACTCCTCGCATTCCCGCAACCGGCGGCGGGCGAGATGGGACACCGCGTCATCTCCCTCGCAATCAGGCACGTAGATCTGCCGGATCGGCAGGAAGCGTATTGCTTCCACCAACTTCCTGATCTGCATGTTGCGATTAGCCACAGAATCAGGAATGTCATCCTCGTAATAGCGATTGAGCTTCGCCGGCCGCCGGCCATTTTTGTAGGCCTTGTCCAGAAGCCTTCGCTTTGTTGATCCGCCGCCCTCCCAGACCACGAGCAGCTCGCTGGGTGAGAACCGAGATCCAAGATCCCGCAACGTGCCCAGAAAGCCTGTCATTCCTCCCATGTGGTGACCGTGTTTGGACATGGTGGGATTGGCACAGTAGTGACGCATGAAAATGGACAGACCATCGCAGATGACGACTCGTTTTGTCATGCCGCTTCTGGATCGATCATGTCCGCGCCAAGCTCGTCCTGAAGGGCCTGAGCCTCCACATACGACTCGGCATCGATATCAACGGAATCAGCGCTACCCAGCTTTTTGACGAAGACAGCCTCGGTCAAGCGCTCAATCCACTCGACCGTTTCCGAATCCTGGTAAAGCGTGCCGAAATCCTTCTTGTAGAACTTGCGCTCGATCTCCACCTCTCCCGTAACAGCATCCGTCACGTGAAAGTATTTCCACGAACCGGTGCCTGACACCTCCACCTTCTTCCCGTCGATCTCGTGCTCACCGCTCTTGCGAACCTCATCGAAAAGCTCCTCGTCTTCGTAGATGCCCTTACCGAAGTGGATCTGGAATCTGCAGGAACGGAACGGTGCCGCCACCTTGTTCTTGATCGTCTTGGCCGACACGTTGATGCCGATGACGTCTCCCGCCTTGTCCTTGATGGGCTGGCCGGCTCCGAGCTTGATGCGAACGGACGAGTGGAAAGGAATCGCTTTTCCACCCGGCGTCGTCGTCGGATCCCCGAACATGACGCCGATCTTTTCGCGGATCTGATTCAGACAAACAAGAAGCACCGATTGATCGCCGATAACACCGGTGATCTTTCGCATGCCCTTCGAGATCGCTCGAGCCTGCAGACCGATGGACTCCTTGTCGTAGTCACCGGCCAACTCAGCTTTCGGCGAGGTGCCGGCCACGGAATCCCAGATGATGACAACGGGCACATCATTTTCCATTGCCTTCACTTTCATGATCGTCGACTCCGCAACCTGGAACACCTCTTCGGTGCAGTGCGTGTCGATGTAGACAAAGCGCTTGGAGACGTCCACTCCGAGAGCCGCCAGGTTCTCGACAGACGTCGCGTTCTCCGTGTCGATATAGACCACGATACCGCCCATCGCTTGCGTAGAACGGGCCAGCTGCGTGGCGATGTGCGACTTGCCGATGGACGGCGGACCGAAGATCTCCACGATGCGACCCTCAGGCAATCCACCGTGACGTCGATTGGAGCAGATGTAATCCAAGCTCTTGCAACCGGTGGAATACCACCGCTTGACATGCGTCGGCGACTCGTCCGTGCTCAGGTTGTAGGCCACGCGAGACCCGAAATCCTTGTTCAGGGACTTGATCAGGTCGTCGGTAAAATTCTGCGGATCATTTGCTTTCGTTCTCTTCGCCATTCGCATTCCCGTGCTAAGTAAATGGGGGACCGAAGCCCCCCATTAGTATACCCTCGAACTGTCAGAAGTTCAGAAGTTCATCGATCAAAGCTCAAGCCCTGAGAAGGCGTCATTCAGCTCCTTGAGCTTCGATTCCATTTTGGAGCCGCCGCCGTCGGAAACCGAGCTGCTATTGCTTGACGAGAAGCCGCGGGTGGAACCCTCGTCAGAAGAGGACTCATCGCCATTGAGCCAATCGTTGATGATCTTCTCGAGCTGCTCGTAGGACTGCAGGTCGTAGAGATCGTTAGGATCCGGCATGTTGTCCAGCCACTGCTTCGCCTGTCCGGAATCCTCCGAGAGGGGAGTCACCTTCGGACGCGCAGTGACATCGGTCAGCGTCCATGCAGTCCCAGGCTTCTTGTAAGCCCGAACCTTGATGTCCCGGCCCGACGACGGATCGGTGATGTCACCGTAGTCCTCGTCAAGCATGATGTTGAGCAGCATCTGATACACCTGCTTGCCGAACGACCAGAGCTTGACGCCCTCGCCCTCCTCGCCTCGAACGATGACCGGTGCGTAGCAGCGCATCTTCGGATAGAGCTTCTTCGCCATCTCGTAGGCCGCTTTATCGCCAGCCGCGCCATCGTCCCGGAGCTTGGTGATCAGTTCTTGGAACGGGTCGGGCTTGCCGAACTGAAACGGCGCCAGAAGCCCGCGATTGTTGCCAATGTTGTAGTAGAACCAGAGCTCCTTGAACGGCTGCCCGTCGTTGTCCTTGAACGACAGCAGTCGAACAGTGGTCTCGGTATCCACCTCGGGACGCCAGAGAACGTTACGCTTCGAGCTTGCGCCCGAGAGCTGGTTGAGCTTCTTACGAATCGCGTCGAGATCGATAGCCATGCTTACCTCCTCAAATGTGTAATGGTCAATGGCTCAATTGTTTCGTGGCAGGATTACCACGTAGGGAGTATAACTGTGCAGAGTCGAGTGTTCAAAAGTTTATTCGTCTTCTTCGCCGCCGAACGAGGCTCGAGCGGATCGAATGAACCGCTTGCGATCGTAGCCGGGCGGGGAGGCCCCAAGAGGAAGCGCAAATCCAGCGACTCCGCCGGCTGAGACCTCCTCTTGGTCCTCCTCATCATCAGGCGGAAAATCGGGCTCCAGAAGAAGCTCCTCCTCCGCGTGCTTGGCTTCGGAAACGGCAAGACGAACAATGCTTCTCAAACTTTCAATGGTCAATTTCATCATGCGTATAAGTATGCTTTCCGTCAAGCAAATCGCTGGGCGGCTGGCACTTCTACCACCTGCGGTTCGACCTGCGACAGGTTCTGATCTAGCCAGACGGCTTCCACCTCTGCCTCGACCCTATTCGGCTGCGACGTCCACCAGCAACGGGCCTCCGGATCCCACTTGTAGGAGCGTTCCTTCAGCAGGGAGTTCTCCTCGTATCGAGATCCGGCCGCGTAGACGCGAAAATCCGGTTGGGCTGCTCGGTGGAGCAGCAGGTCCATCGCCTCGTCGTTGCTCTTGAAGATCGTGTACAGCGCCTCCACGTCTCTGGCGGCATTGTGGCCGTTGAACCAGAAGCCGTGCCAGAAGCCG